ATGGTGATAAATTTGTTTGTATGTTTTTCTTTACCAGAATATTGGCGATGGCAGTATTGGTCTGAATCGTAACCATAGTCTGCAAAATCTTTATACATCTGTTCAACTAAAGATGTAGTAGGCACAATCAACAGGCCTTTTTTGTTTTCTAGTTGTAAGTGTCTTAGTATCAAGTATATAATTAAAGACTTACCAGACGCAGTAGGAGACAGTAGGAGAATTCGTTTGTTACGAACTGCATGTACGAATGACTTTAACTGATAGTCTCTTACTTCAAGTGGAATGTTTAATGTTGAGATGAATTGTTCTGCCTCAACAACAGAATAGTTTTCTGTAGAATTAACATCAGAATCAATTTCTAATGTGTAATTCCGTTCTTTACAAAATGTTTCAATGTAAGGAACAAGACCGTGATAGATGGTAAAGTTTCTTAGGTCAGCCAAACGTATGCGGCCATCCCATACCCGTGACTTGTATGCAGGTGTGAATTGAAATCCCGGAACAAAAAAGCAAAAGAAATCACTCAGTTCTTGTGCAACATTTCGGTCACACTCAAACTGAATAAACGCTTCATCTTTTTTATGTAGAATTAAATCAGACACCTTGAATAAATCTTTCCCATGCTATAAAATCTCGCAATTGAAATGTACGAGAATTTAATTCTTTTAATATACTTGAACATACTTCCACAATCTCATCATGTAATACTTTTTGAGCAATGTGTTTGTTGATATCTTCATCACTCTCTAAGTATGTAGTGAGCTCAGATTTAAGCACAAATGGAAATGGTTCCCATCCGTGTTTATCAAGTTGGTCTTGGTCTAACTTACCTGTATAGTATTCCCACTTCAACTTTTTCATTTTGTTATATTTGAATTCTGACTCTTTCGAAAGCAAACGATGCCTTGAAAGTATATTCAAATACTTACTGTGAAGTTGTGGGATATTGATTAAGGCTTTACCGGGTTCTGTTCTATCAATAATAGAATCGGTACGCCACATTTCTAACAAATCATCAAGTTGTTTCATAAAATATAAATCCTCCTATTTACAGAGGATACACTAAAAGGGTTTACTTGTCAAGCCTTTTAAAATAATTTTTCAATGTCATAGTAACTATACCTAAATGATGCATCAGCACTCATTGTGGTATCAGGACTATCGGTTGCACTTAGAATAAATGCCGACACCGATGTTGGGAAACAATCATAAAATTTAAATTTGTAGTATGGTTTATTAGAAGAAGATAATACTGTAATTGAGGCATCTGAATATTGTGGTTTTGGTTTTGCCATACCACCTGCAATTCTATTCAATTGACCTAGACTTTGATATTCAGCAAAATCATATGGAAAAGTCATTGCACGAATCCAATCATGCATTTCTGTCCATGCTTTTAATTCTTCATCAATCAAAAATGTAACATTTAATATATCATAGATGGCCTTTTCACCAGGAAGATACACATCTACAAATGGATTAGTTTGCGGCACTTCTGATAATGCTATGCCAGGAACACTTACTGATTGACAGAAGTATTGTATACTTGGTGCCCTTGCAAAATTCAATGTGAATTTATTGGGTTGTAGTATATTAGGATTTGTTGGGTTTCTTGATATTGCGCTCATATGCTTATTTATAACAAAAAAAGAGGCACCGAAGTGCCTCTTTTAAGTACCCTCTTAACGGGGTTTGAATTACATAATGTTCTTAACTTTGAACGCTCTGTAATATTGATTGGCCAACTGACCGTTCTGGAGAAGAGCACCAGCACCTTGTGTAGTACCTTGTGCAAACGGATTTGCAACCATGCCGTAACGAGTCTTGAAACCAATCTTTGGTTGGAAGGTAGTTGTATCAACTGCACGAACCATTTGTAGAGGAACGTATGGGCAGTAGAAAATACCTGCGTCATATGCATTTGTACCTTTGAAACCGATAACTGCAAACTCGGATGTACCGGTTGCGGTGAAATACGGATCAATATACACTTTGATACGACCAAACAATGTACCTGCAAAGGTGTTACCTGTATCGTCAACAGTCAAGTTAACTTGAGATTGCAATGCAGAGTTGTAATCAAGAATACCAGCCATTGCCAATGCAGATGCAACATCTGAAGAGCAAATCATGATATTACCTTTGCCACGACGAGTTGCTTTTGCAATTGCATTAGCTTCACGTTCAATTTGGAAAGCAAGACCTTTAACTTTTTCAACCATCCAACGACCATTAGAATCGGTGTCAAGGTCAAAAGTACCAGCAGTAGTAGTACCGATTTGTGCGCCTGTTACAGCAGTTGCGTAGATTGTACGAACAACTTCACGGTTAATTTCTGCAAGAATCTCAGTAGAAAGGATGTTACTCAATTCTGTTTCTGCGTCAAGACCGTGAACAGCTTTCAAGTCTTGTGCGAGTTCCATTGAGTACTCGGCCTTCAATGCACGGGTGTTAGCAGTAACGGTAACTTTCTCAATCGAGAAACCCATTTCACGGAAAGGATTATCTTCACCAGTCGCTGTAGTAACACTTGGAACTGGAGCACCGTTTGCAACGAATGTGTTAGCGGCAGCAGCACCAATGGCCAATGCAGTTTGTGCAGTACCAGCACCAGAGAAACCGGTGTTAGCTTCGTTGAAGAATGCTTCTACGCCAGATGATGGAGCACGTGTAGTGTCATACATTGAGCGCATTGCGAAAATCAAACCTGTTGGGCCTGTCATTGGTTGCACACCGCAGATATCATAAGCGATGAGGTTAGGCAATGAACGGCGAACCAAACTGATTAGAATTGGATCGAAACCGGCAACTGGACCTGTTGCAGTAGAAGAACCACTAAAACCGCCTGTACCAGCAGAGTTAGTAGGTGCAGCTTCAGTAATCATTCCTGATTTCTGCATTTCGGTTGCTTGGTTTTCCAAAACAACGGCTGTTACAGCACGCTTGTATGGATCACTAATTTTTGGCAAGTCAGGATGGTCTAAAACACCTTCCCATTTTTTTTGTAATGATTCGGACAAATACATTTTTTTATCTCCTAGAGTTTAATTAAAATTTGGTTTTAGAAATTGCTTGAGATACAGCAGCAACGAATGGGTCATGAATGACTTTCTTTTCTTCTGTTTCTTCGAACTGTTCGTTTAGTTGAGATTCTGTTGCCTTTTTAGCACCAGAAGGGAAGTAGTTTTCACGGATAGTATCAAGCTTTGATTTGTATTCGTCCTCTGTGGAGAATTCTACACTCTCTGCGAGTGATTTGATTTTTTCAGCCTGAGTAGCAGGAAGTCCTTCGGTAACTTCACGAGCAATTTCATTCTTGCGTGATTCTACCAATGCCTTAGCATATGATACACCACGCTCGATTTGTTCATTGAGTTTACTTTCAAGTTCTTCAACTTTACCAGCAAGTTCGTCAACGAGGTCGACTTTTTCAGCAGGAACATCAATATAGTGTTCTGCAAATAGATTACGCAAACCACCAATGAAGTCTTCTGTTAGTTCAGCACGAAGACCAGTTTCAATTGCGATTTCGTTTTCTTCCATCCATTGTTCAACAACATACGAAAGATAGTCATCAACTTTTTCTGTTAAATCAATTTTAACAGATTCGATGGCCTCTTCAAGCATGCCTGCATAACGTGTTTCGATTTCTTCTTCAATTTGTGTAACACGGTCTTCGACACGAGCTTCAAAAATTGTAGAGACTTTAGATTTGAATTCTTCTGAGATGGTAGAATCGTCAGCAAAGAGAGCGTCAATATCTTCTTTCATTGCGTTTAATCTTTTCTTTGCTGCTTTAGCACCTTCATATCTACCATCATCTTTATCATCATCTGTTCTACCAAGACTACGAGCTTTATCTGACATATGACCGGCAGATCCTACTGATCCTTGGTTTTCAGCTCTACTGCCTTTTAGATATGACCTGAGTGTATTTTTTGACAACTCATCAAGTTGTTTAAAGTCTTCAGAAACCATAAACTCTTCTAATTCTTCTAGAGAATAATTTTCAACTTCTTCCATTTTAGAAGAAGCATCAGATGGTTTGTTTGTTGGTGCAGTTGCAGATTTTGCAGCCTTTGTTACATCAATTTTTGCTGAGTCATCATCTGACTTGTAGTTTTGTGGTGTTGGTCCACCCAAATCTACAGCATCGCTGCCTGGCATTTTTTCCATCGGCATACCGTTTTTACCTTTGCTTGAAGCAAGAATATCTGCAGCTGCTTCCATTAATTTGTTATTTGACATTAGGAATCTCCTTTTGGTTTCTTATTTATAAAATTATAGTTTTCTGAGGTAATTTTCAAACAATTTAAGAGCAACTGCTTCTACTTGTTTAGCAGATGCTTTTGTTATTTGTTTTTTAGCGTTATCAAAATCTGCTTCTACAAAGCGTCCCTCAACAAACATCCATTCTTTATTTTCCATGATACCATTAACAAATGCGCCTGGTGCAGATGGGTCTGCCACAATATCAGCCGCAGTTGCCAGTCGTAGGTCATCTTGAACAAGATTATAACCTTCTTTTGTCATGGTTACAGAACCTAGAGCTCTTGAAGAAACTCCTAAGTTTACTCCGTTATCAATGAAATTTTTAACGATTTGACCATATGGTGTATCAAGAACTAGAGCCTTCCCATAAAATGTATTTCCATCTTCTTTGAGGGACATAATTTTATGGGACACTCTTTCTAAGTTTAGTGTTGGTGTATCAGGATGTCCTAATTCACCTAATGCACGATTTGTTTTGATGTATTCTTCATCATAGCGTTTAACTTCATTACGCAAAGTTTTCATTTCGTACATACGATTGTTTTTATTAACGGTATCACCGACTAAAAAAGTACCTTCAATGTATAGGTTCTTTTTACCGTTTTCTGTTGCTTCAGTTAAATATTTAACCGATTCAATATGTTCTCTGATAAGTTTCATATTAGTATCCGCCTGGTGCAGTTGTATATGTTGCTTCTTTGGTTAATTCTAGTACCACAAAACCACCTGTATTAATTGTAACAACAATTGGTTGAGTGTTATTATTAGCTAATGTAGTGTTGAGTGAATCAAACTCAAGAGTACCTGTATTATGCAACGTAACAATTGGCACAGAATTACGAACAATTTGAATATTGCCGTTTGTTGACCATGCAATTTTACGAATGTTTGCGGCAGTAACAGTTTCATTGGCACCAGTTGAAAGGTTAGCCAATGCGATAGTAGTTCCAGTATCAACAATTCTAGCTATTGATGCTGAACGAAGTGTGTTTATATATTCAAATGCCATTTTATCTTAGTCCTATTGATGAGCGTCTACGCATACTCATTTTTCTTTTCATTAATGTGCGGCGTAATTTTGCTTTTCTAGTTGTCTTCCATGACCTTTTTAATAGTCTTGCTTTTCTTAATCTTACTGTTGCGGGTATACGTTTAACTGTATTACCTGATATTCTATAACCTTTAATGGCGGATCGTCTTACATTCTTTTGTATAACAATCTTACCCTTAGCATTTCTTCTAATTCTACGGCGAATCTTTTGGACTCTACCCATCTTAATGATGTTACGATTTTGAGTTGCCTCATCTAAAACTTCATTAAACATATCTTCTGCAACATAACGCTTTGCTTCTGCAAGACGTTTTGCAACTATCTCATTTAGATGAGCAAATAACTTTTCTTTTGCTTCATCTAATTTATTTTCTATTAACGATGATACAAAACTCATTTTGCATGTTTGAAAGCAAAGTCAGATGCTTTCATAAAATGTTCTGGAGACTTGTGTACCAAATCTGCAAACTTCTTTTTATTATCATCATTTAATGCGTTATGAACTTGCGTCAATGCCGATGCGGTGAAATGGTCAATCTTACGACTATGACCAGATGCAAACTTTACCGGTTGTGCCGATTTATCTTTTACTATCTTATGTAGTTGATCCATTACCGACTCTTTCAATTCAACTTCTTCGGCTTGAATTGCTGAACTTACTGGAGTATCATATGGTACAGAGAAGTATTTGTTTAATTGTTTGTTGCGATACAATGCAATTTTTGTTCCATCAGGATACAAACGAATCGCTGTTCTCTTTAACAACAAAATATAAGGTGGTGTTGGGCCTGGATTAGCTTCGTCTAACTGTTCTGCCTCAATAACATCTTCATCTTCTTTAACTGCACGGCGTGCCTGCATATTAATCTGTTTGTTATTAGAAATTAAATCTACCATCTTGTTAAAGAGGTTTTGAATAATCATTCTATCTGCATTATTGAATGTTGGTTTCTCTTCACCCATCTTATCTAAGATTTTGTGAATACGTTGCATCTGTGCCTTATTGGCCAGACCCGCACGAACCAAAGTATCAAACTTTGAATAGTCTGACTTCTCTTCTTCAACGATAGATTTGAATTCTAATAGAGATTTCATTATTCTTCTGTGGCAACTTCTTGTGATTGTTCACTACCATTGAAAATGCCTCTAGCAAGTTCAATCTTACGGCCTTCAAGTGCTTCAAAAGCACGAGCAGAAAGCATATCGTTCAAAATATCTTTGGCACCAGATGCATTGCCTGCGGCCAATTCGTCTATAAATTCTGATGTTGACATAATTATTCCTTTTTATATTATCGCTTATTTAGTAAAG